TTTCGACAAAGTACTTTGGTGGTAAAGGTCATCATAATACTCTACAAAGAAAGTTGGATGCTGATATCAAAGCGATTGCAGACGCAGGTGAGCATCTATACAGGATGCTTGGGCAAACTCCAGAAGGTAGGGCTCAACTTGCTCAGATATTCAACCCCAATGCTGACCACGAAACAGCGGCTGCTAACATGCGTATGTGGGCAGCAATGTCAAATGATTTTTTACAAAAGGCACCCGAAGATAGTCACGACATCATGACGCTGGGTAACACGAAGGTTGAAGTTAAAGGTCAATCAAAGCCGACTACAGACTTTGCTACGGGTATGAAAACTGCGGTTTCTAACTTTGGTAATGCAATTGGTGCTAAAAATGTATTTGATTATTTTCGTGCTTTGGATGCTATTTCACAAATACAGAACGGCGTTATGATGCAGGCTGACCCTGAACAAGCACAAGCCTTGATTGAACAAGGAGAAATGTTTAATCGTCAATATGAAGATTCGCTTATGGATTCACTTGGTTTGGATAAATCTGATAATAGATTGCGACAAACGGTAAAAGATTATCTTGACAATACTCTACTACCCAGACTTAACGAAAACAAACCTATGCCTTCTGTTATGACAGGTCGACAATTGTTTAGTCAAATGTATCCTGATATAGACATCGACGCTATGCTTGCAGACATGCTCAATCGTGAACGGGTAAACAAACCTAATGTCAAAGACTTCGTTAGAAAGGTAGGACAAATATACAATACATTGGGTAGAAAAGCAGAAGAGAGAAACCGACAAACTGGTATCGGTTTTCAACTTGCACACAACTTAGATGATAGGTTTGAAGAAGATTTGCATACGAGTCGTTCTAAATTTTCAAGAGATTTGAAGGGTAAAGGTAAAGCAAATGCAAGATATTTAGACGACCAGCAAAATGCGATACAGACACTCAATTCTTTAATTACTAATTTTTCAGATGTAGAAGTTCCACAGGAATTCACTCAAACTAAATCCGGTCTTGGTCGAGTTAAAGTCGGGCCAAACGGTCACGACACACATACCGTCAAGAGCCTGTATAACTCAGCCGGTTTTAGACATGAGTTTGGAGACGACTTTTCACCTAATTTCAATTACTACATAGGTTCTGACGGTACTCCTAAGATTACTATGGTTAACCCCAATGAGGATAATACTCAGGCTTTAGTCCCACTGACTAGTCACTTTTGGGACAAGATGATTTCAGTAGCGGCACCTGCTTGGCAGAGTTTACTTTACGGCCCTGAGCATCAAGAAGCAAGACAATCGTTGGCTATAAACGAAAGAAGAGCCCCTCAGTTTAAGTCTGGTGAGTTTACTAGGACACTCAATCAAAAGCCTAGGTCGGTTACTAAGTCTGACATCGGTCTAGCAGACTTAACTAATCCTGACATTATCAGAAAAGACTTGGGCCCGGAAGTCCCTACACTACAGCCGATGCACCGTATCTTTGAACTCGACGACCTTGAACATCTGCGTGGATTTACAGGCGACTGGATAGTTTCTGTCATGCCAGAGGGTGAAAGAGGGTTTGTTAAGAAAGACGATGACAAAGTTACATCTCCTACTTTCGATTTATCAGATGAAGACAAAAAGAACTTCAAGAAAGTAACAAATGAAGATTATCATGTAGATGTCATAAAGACAGAAGACGGCTACTATATCTTTGATATCTTAGAATACGAAGATAAAGAAGTTCACGAAATCACGATTGACGATAGAATCAAAATACTTAGAGGTGCTATGGAAGGTGTAGGTAATATTCACTTACCAAGTGCTAGTGACACTCGACTTGCTGATGATGCAGGTCTTAAGTTAGCAGTAGATGATTTACAGAAAGACCACGGCTCAGTATTACTTAGAGACGCTAAGTCAACATATATGGCTGGTGAACTAAGACATCCTAAGTGGGTCATGCTCAAACCCGGCAAGGATGTAGTACTAAGAGTATTAGATAGAAGAGGTAATGGACCTTACACATATCGTTTAGGTACTGGTCCGATTACTCAAGCCGAAAAGATAGGCAATCGAGCAGTAGAGTCAGAAGGTGAAACCTATATGGATGTGGGTGTTGCTTTCAATAGTTCAGAAAAATACAACAAAGGTGACCATGTTAAGGTCAACGCTGCTAATGTAAGTAAGGTAGAGTCAGTAGACGAAGAGACTGTTTACACTTTGACTGGCTCAGAAATAATTGGTGAAGCAGAAGGTGAAGGTCTTGTCAGCAGAGAGACACTAGGTTTACTTGCCAAGTCATTAGATTCACAATGGCTTTGTGAAGTTCACAGGGCTAAGAGTGGCATCCGAGTAGTAATGCCACAAGGAGATGTAGTTTACAAAGCCACAGAATCTCAAGGTCATTGGTCGGTTCATAGTCCACTTTCTTCTAACAGTTATTTGGTCAGACTATCTGAAAGCCAACGAGCGTACTGGAGTCCCATAGCAGGTGCATTACTCAAGGCTAATCTTGATATTGCAGAATCAGATAACGAAGACAAAGCAGAAGTTCATGAATCACAAGGTGACGGTAAGCCACTTATACCTCCTAAGAAAATAAAAGACTCCGAATGGAAAGATAGAGAGAAACGGATGGTAATGGTCAAAGGTCTACAATTGATAGAGAAACTTCTGAAAAGCGGAGTAGGCGCTGTAGGTCAATCGAGCACAGGTACTATGGGTCTGGGTATAGACTATGCCACGCCTATAGAATCACCCATGGGTCCGACGAACTTACACGATGAGAAGACGATGCCGGACTATGACAACAAAAAACGACCCGGAGAAGACTCTTCTATAGAACCGGAAACGGAAGACCAAGAGGATAAAAAGCACTTGGTCATACCTGTATCAGATGGTGTTTTAGAGGTAGATTCAGACAAGGCCGTTTTCCATACTTGATTAAATAGTATGAGCATTCTCTATAGAATCAATGGCAGCGATGGCTTCACTGAGAACTTCCCCCGTCAACCACGGTGGAACTATTAGTATAGTTAAGGCTGACAACGACCTCGTAATCGCTGGATACGCATCTGTTGAGATGGTAGACAAGCAAGGAGATTTGATTACCAGAGGTGCTTTGAAAGACGCTTTTGGTGACTTTATGAAAGCAGATGGATTTAGAAATGTCCAACTTGCTCACTCAAACATACAAGTTGGAAGCGTTATTCCATCTTATACTGACTCTGATGGCAGAGTTTGGAAATCCGGTGTCGATGACGCTGGTATGTTCGTAGTCATTAAACTACGAGACGACATAGAAAAGGCAAGAGAAGTTGCCAAGGAAATTCGCAAAGGAGCCCTTAGAGGTTTCAGTATTGGAGGACAAGCATTCAAGAGAATGCGAAAGAGTGACCAACAACACGGTGACTACACAGAAATCTCCAAACTGGAACTACACGAGGTCACAATTTGTGAGAAAGGTATTAACCCGGAGGCGACATTCCGTATATTGAAGGAGGACACAAACATGAACGATGATAATGTATTGAATGAACTGTCAAGCACACTAGATAGACTGAACGGAAGACTCGACGCTATGGAAAAAGGCGAAATGCCAAAAGAAGCAAGAGAGGCGCTTGAGGCATCTCAAGACAAGAAACCCAAAAAAGATGAGGCGGAAGAAATGGCTGATGATAACGAAGATAAGAAAATGTACGGTGCTGAGCACAAAGGTGAAGGAGACATGGAAAAAGGATATTCCGATGTCATTACTACTGATTACCTAAACTGGATGGAAAACACTCTGAAATCAGCAGGTGTTGACATCGCAGGTGCAAGAAACCACTTCGACAATGTTTCAAAGGCTAACCTAGGAAGCACACCAGAAGCAATCGGTGACGGTGCAGACTACTTCGCTGGACAAGTTAAGGGTCGAGCACAAGAAGGTGGCTCTCCATCAACTAATGCAATTGGAAAACTCAACAGCGGCGGAAGCGGTGCAGTAGCAAAAGGCTACCTACACCCAGACCTAGTTACTGCATCTGATTTGGAAGCAGCATACGAAGTTTACAAAGCAGCATCCCTAGAAGAACAATTCAAGGGTAACCTTGGTGCTGTATTTGCTGACAGACTAAACAAAGAACTTACCTCAGAAGCACAAGCAAGAGAAGCCGCTTCCTTTGACGCAAGAACACCACTTGCTAACATCGAAAAGGCTCTGGCTGACTTGAGCGACAGAATTGATAACATCAGTAAGTCGTCTGATTCAGTAGAAGCAGCAACAATTAGAAAGCAACTTTCCACTGTCGAAGTACCTTCGACACAGGACTTAGCAAGCATGGACTGGTCAGAAGTCCATAACCTTGCTGGGAGCGTATTTCATAACTGAATAGGTGGATAAAATAAGATTAAGGAGATGACAAGATATGGCAAGAAATTACATGAGAACAATCAATGACATGGAGCGTTACTACTACGGTGCTGGACAAAGTATGGGATACTCATACACTGGTTCAGAACTATTGAAGGCTGATGCACCATTGCTAAGCACAACAGCAGGAACATACCAAGCAATCTACGGTAGAAAAGTTTGGTCACAACTAAACCAAGAATTCAACGCATTTTCAATTCTACCAAAGAAACCATGGGACAGAAGTGGATGGAGAGTAGTTACTGCTAAGCCTTCCAAGACTGTTGGTGGCGGAATTGCAGAGAACGGTACACTACCAGACACAACCAAACCTACTTTCCAGAATGTTGCAGCAAAGCCTAAAACTATCGCTCACTCATTCGATATGTCTGAAGTAGCAATTTTCCTAAATGACAAAGACGACGGTCTAGGTGACATTCGTTCAGTCTTGAAAGAAGAGATGGGTAAGCACCACGCAGAGCACATCAACGACATGCTAACTGAGGATGTAACAACTGTAGCAGGTAACGACTTTGAATCACTTGACAGAATTACCACTGGTAACAACTCAATGACATCTGGTACTCACTACGATGCAGGTGACGAAGACATTTACTCCATTGACAGAAGTGCAGCCGGGAACTCTTGGGCATTTGCTGAGGATTCTGCTGACAGCGGTTCTACTAACAGAACTCTATCACTTGACCACTTAGATGAGATGTTTAGACTTATCTGGACTCGTGGTGGAAATCCAAAGGTCATGCTAACTGGATATGACACCTTGATGAGAATACAACAACTTCTACAAAGCCAACAAAGGTTCATGGAAGAAAAGAGAGTAGTTCCAACATTCAACGGTGTAAAAGGTGTTCCGGGTATGGAAGCAGGTTTCATCGTAGCAACTTACAACGGTGTTCCAATTATCCCAACCAAGGAGATGGCAAGCGACGGCATCAGCAGAATTTACATGCTTGATACTGACTACCTATACTTTAGCACTGCAAAGCCAACACAATACTTTGAATCTGGTATCGAAACCGGAGACCCATTCGCCATTAACCGCCTCGGTCAAGAGGGACTTTACCGAACAATGGGTGAAGTATGGACAACTTTCTTCGGAGGTCAAGGTTCTATCCGTGACTTGAAGTGAGGATTAATGGAGAATAAGATATTAAGGAGATGATTAAATATGGCAGCATTAACACACAGAGGAATAACATATACGCTAAGCAGTGCAGTTACACCAGTAATGAACTTGGATTTACAACTTCAAGGCGGAGTAGACCAAGATGAAACTGGTTGGCTAAGTGGTGCAGGAGCAGCACCGGGAACTTATCCGGGTGCTTTGACTGGTTTCCAAGCAACTAACACAGATACAACTAACATCGGGGCAAGGAATCCACGATTGGCTATGCTAACTTTACCTTCTGGAGTAGCAGAAGGAAGTACTTTGACTCTTTCTGGAGAGGTTAGTAAAATTGTATCATTCGTATCACAAAGAGCAGATGCAACAGCAAACATAGCGATTACACATACTAGTGACCTAGTATTGACTTTCGATATGGAAGCAACTGCTGATGGTACCACTGACGATTTAACTGCAATGGAACTTTGGCTAGTATTGGCTTGAGGTGAGTAACCTTGCCTAAAGTTACATACATAGGTAACTACGCCTATAGGAAAGTACCGGGTACTAAAGAAGTCTGGATAAGAAGAGAAGTCAAAGAGGTTTCTCAGGAATGGCTAGACACTTACCGTACCGCTATCTGTACTAACCCAGAAGTGTTTGTAGTCGAAGGCGATGCTAAGACTACACCGGGAGTAGGTATCACAGTAGACGAAGGTGGCGACGGATTACCTGACGCAGGTTGGACTAAGAAGGATATCACAGGATGGCTAAAAGAAAAAGGAGTAACCGTAACAGGGTATGCTACTAAAGCAAAACTCTTGGATAAGGTAAAGACAGCGCTCAATCCACCGGCACCAGAGCCAGTGGTTGAGGAGGTCGCTCCTGAACCTGTAGCAGAAGAAGTGGTAGAAGAGACTATAACAGAGGACACTATCGTAAAGACAGACGGAGTTGAAGAATAATGGCAGCAACAATTGAACAAGATGTAAGAATAACTACTTTGGGTAACTTAACAATGATAACGGGTACATTTACAGAAGGTGGATTAGAAATAGATTACAGTTCTTATTTGAGTAATGTAATGGCAGCAGGCGCTAATCTTACTTCTCTAACTAAAACTCCTGTAACCACTAACGGTACAGCCTCAATTGGCGATACCGCTATCACAGTTGACGGAGTTAACGCACATGAAGTAATTTCAAAGGGTATGACAATATATGATGAGAACTCTGCTAAAATTGGAGTTGTTTCCAGTGTTGGCGGAGGCGGCGGAGTAGGTGTAACAATCAACTTAGAAGCAGGTTCATTAGTGGATTTGGCTAACAACAAGCGTATCTGTGTATGGGGAGCCGCTACTGGTCTACATGATTTCAGCCAATCTACCGATGTAGATATAGATGTTTCACCAGATGTTTCTATCAATGAAGCAAGACAAGTCCTACACATTAGTGTGGGTCGAGGTGGAGAAGATTTAACAGATGATGCTACAGACAGAGCAGGTAAGTGGTGGGCTTTAGGTCAGCGCTGATTAGGCGGTGATTTGATTGGCAACAACAGTGACAATACTTGGTCCTTTTGCACAGGCCGATTTCAATACTAGTAGTGGAAAAACTACCATACAAAATGCAATAAGTACTGCTATAGGTGGTAACACATGTGTTTCTGCCGACCCTCAAGTTATACTTGGTAACATCTACATATTCGTAACCACATCTTGAGGTGGTTGAATGGATGCTTTTGGTAGTTTAGGACTTGACGATATCAAGCGTTTACAAAAGCGGGGTATTCGTCTCAACGAATCATACGGTGCTTCTGTTAAAACCGACGAAGAAAGACCGTTAGAAGGTGTCACCCTTAAGCAGCGTAACCGTAACAAGAACGCTGGCGATGTACTGAACATCGGTAGCGGCACTAGATGCAAAAGTTGCGGTATGCTTTACTTCTGTTGGGTCGATAAGTGTAGAACATGCGGCAAGCAAATGGACTTCAATTTAGGAGTGAAAGAACAGTAGATTTAATCATGTACCGTGTCATGGCTTAGTTAAGAGGATGACAGATGCCTGTAGTATTTTCACCCGGAGAGCCTGAAACACGCCCTCTTGACCCTGACGCAATAGTTTACACCACTCCACAAAAAGTCGCAGACTTACTTGGCATAGGTCCTAGTGAGGCAGTGTTGGCCAGTGCTAACGCTGTGTCAGACGGTGTATTCGTTACTGGTGGAGACTTTAGAAACATCGGGTTTAGTGCTAATGATACTGTTCTCATATACAGTGATTTAGACCCTAAAGGTGTAGAACTTAATATCACCTCGACTACTAGTGGAGGCGCAAGTGGCGTAAAGTTAGTCACGGACACATCTTTTACACATACTAATTTTACTACGGCTGCCAACACCTATGTAGAAAACCAAGCAGCGTTTACCAATGGTAAGACTCGTGGTATGAAGAAGTCAATTGTAGAGACGAGAATCAAAGAAGTACAAGACCGTATTGACAACATCACTCATAATGCTTGGAGACCTTATCTAGTCTCGGCAGAATACCTAAACTTTGATACATACAAACCATACAGGCGCAGATACTTTACTGACTATGTTGGTACTACGCCTCTATTGTTTAGAAATGTTCAACAAATGCTCAGGATAGAAATGTGGCAAGGTGAGGATTACAGAGAGATATGCGGAGCAGAGGCTCGTCTGGAAATAAAAGACACTTTGACAACTTCAGAGACTATCCATATAGGGCTCGAAGGTGGGTTCAAAGCAGACATGGGCGCAGCCCTAAGTAACGGTACAGGTAGTTTTGACATTAGATTTGACAGAGTCTATGCTGCACAGAGTTTAGCAGACTTGGTCAATAAAGAAGACCGAGTTAGTAAGGCTGCAATTAATTTCCAAGATAAAGATGCAAATACTTTCACAATGGCAGGTAGTACATCTAATGTCTCTCTGCACAATGAAATTTTTGCATCTGCTAATGCAGATTATGGAAATGGTAAAGTAAAACTTACAAGTATGCGTCAAACGAAAGGTGGCGAATCAGTAAGTATTGCGTCTACTAATTTAGACGATATTACCATTACCCAAACGACATCAGTCAGTACAACTTCTACTAGCGTCGTCGGTACCACTGTAAATGTCGCTAGTACTGAGGGATTTGCCGATGGAGGAGTATTAATGGTCGGTGATGGTACTGGAACTAATGTGGAAACTTTACTTTATCAAAGTAAAACTGCAACTAGTTTCCTAAATTGTAGTAATTTAAATGGAGCAGCATTAACCACATTAAACACTGGAGGTACTACTGTATTCCAGCGTTTGTTCAAATTAGATTTACAAGCGGGCTCTTCTAGTGGTGACCAAGCAAGGTTGCGTGACTGGTGGCTAGACGCTGAGATGGGAATAGTTTACTTCAATAATTCATATCCTTTCTTTGAACACAACTCTGTCAAGGTATCTTACATCTACGGAGAAAGATATGTGGAGAAAGCGATAGAAGAGGCTGCTACCAAGATGGTAGCGGCTGATTTGTTAATGTCAGATGACCGTAGCGTTTTGATACCGGAGGGCTCTCAAAATGTCGACTTAGGTTCTAAAATTCAATTGTTCCGTAAAGAAGCCGCAGATATATTAGCCCGCTACAAAGAAGTGGTGGTGTTTTCTTAATGGTCGCTACATTCAAAGAGCCTTTGGAAACGGTCATTGATTTACTAAAGGCCAATCACGATTCTGGAACAGGTACTGGTTGGAATAGGGCTAATACTGACAATGTAAAGCCGGTAATCATAGACATTGCCAGCGAAGGTCCAGAGAGAGGGAAAAGGCTAGATTTACAAAGGCACGACTTTATTCTTTGTTACGAAACTGCCGAAGAAGAGCGAGTGCCAGATTTGTTTTACAACTTCGTTACAACCCGCTATAACATAACTATTGACATGAGAACTACAAGGGGTAGGTCAAGGCTAAGAAAAATGGAAAACGAAATGCGCCGAATCATACACACTAGTCGCAAAGGCGACGGGGCTAATTTTGACCGGATGGTTTTGAAAACTAGAACTGATTTGTCTGACCGTACTAAGAAATTATTTAGACACACATTTCAAGTAGAAGTTGTAATATTAGCGGAGATGATACCTTGAGTTTTGGTGCCCATTACAAAGGAGATGTCTCCGAAGTCGTTATGGGGCAAGAAACTAGTCTGTTTATCGAACACAATGTACCTCGAACTTGGACTGCTACCACCAGTAGTTCTTCTCCAGATTTTACAGAAATACAGTTTGTCGGTACAAGTGCCGCTGGTGACACGAGTATATTTGAGCCAGCCTTACCTATTTTGAAAATACCTTTGGGCATGCTGATAGGTCAAAAGATGACATTTCATTCTTCTGCTGTCGGCACAAACAACTTTTCTTCTTATTACTATACAGATTTGAACAGTAAAGTCTACACTATAATAGACCACACACTCGATAGTAACTCTACTAAGATTAAGATTGTACCTGCCTTGACACCGTTCCAAGCATCTGTCAGTAGTGGGACTGGCGACGCTATTCTCATCCATTCTGTCGGTTTACCGACTGTACAGGGTGATACTAACTCTGTCATGAACACAGCGGCAGAGTTGTCTAAAGAAGTTAGTCTGATTGACGGCTTTGTTGGTCTGGCATCTTACATGACATTACCTGATACGAAAGTAGATTTACACAGTTATTATGTCGTAGGTCTAGGTAGACAAGTAGCAGTCCAGCAGACAGGTAAAGTGCATCACATGGGTGGTGCAATCGAGATGCCTTTACACAGTCCCAAATGGTTGTTCTATAGTTTAGGCAGAGAGGTTGTCAGTAAAGAGAAATGCGGAGAGCGTGTACATAACACTAGTCCATTACCAACCATAGTAGCGTCTGTAGCGCCCGGTCAAGGTTACATTGATGTCTTGAGTGACGACGCATCTAATATTAAATTTGGAACCACTAATGCAGAAGTGGGTGATTATTTACTCATCAAGGATACTACCAAAGTTCCTATGACTACTTACAAAACTCCTGAATTAGACACCGATAAGTATTGGCCGCCTGAATCTAGTTCTAATCTAAGCAGTGACGCTCATCATTTTGAATGGTCGGAAAGTAACGAGTGCAGAAGAATAAGTGCTATAGAAAGTTTAGGCAGTAGTAAATTTAGACTGTATGTAGACGGCAATTGGCAATTTGAACACACTACCGCTGATACATTAGAATTAAGACATTACCGTGATAATAATGCTGACGGTAGCCCGCATGTACAATCTAGTCGCCAGATTGATAACCATGTTCATAGGTTACTATTCTCAAGTGATACTATACCCAGTTTCTGTTTAGAGCATAGTGTTAGAACAAGAGACGCTGGGTCATTTAATGCTACCAATGAAACAACTATTGCTCCGGGCTCTACGGGAGACACTAAGCAACTTACAAGAATATTCAGAGGTTGTAAGATAGTGGAGTATGAGATATCTAGTACGACAGATGCAGAATTGAAATATCGTGCAATATTCGACGCTTTGTCTTGTTACACAGATACGGGTAGATTAGAAAGCGCTAACAAAGGTGACAGATATACTGCTCATAGAATGTTTCAAAACACCGCTGATACTCTAAGAGGTAAGAAAGCATCCGGTATAGCCAAAGGCTCAGAAAAGCCGTTTATGTTTTACAACGGAAGCGTTACGGCGTTTGACCAAAACTTAGGGCTAGTTAGTGCATTTGAACTTAGAGGCAAGACTGGAGTAGAGGTCTTTCACACTATACAAAGTAATCCGGTGGCAGAAAGCGTAGACGCTAACGGTTTGAGTTTGAAACAAGTGCCGTATGGCGGAACTCGTAACGCCTCGATAATTAGAGAGGGAAGAGAGCAGTTTGAGATGGAAGTGACGCTGGCACTTCAAGATGCTGCTTTGTATCACGAACTAAGAACGCACACGCAGCGAGGAGGTGGTGCGATTAACACTACTGGTGGTACAATCATGTTGCACTTCACTAAGCCTACTACCACTGGTTCTGATAAGATACCTAGCATTAGAATAATTATAGATGATTACATTATTACAGATTTAGCAATACCTGTACCTGATGACAAAGGGTTACTATTTACCACTTTGAAACTCAAACCACAGAATGTTAAAGTAATTAGTGAAGATACCATTTACCATTGCTGAGGAGTTAACATGCCGATGAGAGAGAGAATTTCGCTCAATCCATTTGCTGAGTTTTATTTAGCCAAAGTAATTGAAGAAGAAGAGGAAGAGGGTGGAGAATACCTCTTTGACCCAGAAGCAGGGCGAGCCAGTGATGACCCATTCGCTCACCTGAAACTGGAGGATAGCCCCTCGGAAGAGGCACTATCCGACGAGGAAGTGAGTAAGTATGTCACAGGAGAACAAGAGTAAAATAACAATTGACGGTAAACCAGTAGAAGTTAGTAAGCGGCGTTTGACTTTTTATCATATTCAAAAAGTAGCACCGTTAATGACTCACGGTAGCCTAGACTTTTCGGACTACTGGCGACATGCTTTTAGCCACTGGCTCAGTTACACAAATCCAGATGGGCAATCTATAGAAATTGACATAGAGAGCCTGTCTCCAGAAGATGGCAATAAACTTACTAGCCTTTTACCAGACCCAAGTCAGGTCATGGACTGGTTAGTTTTTCGGCCAGCGAAGTCGGACAAATCAAGTTCTTCATCAACGGGAGACCTGTGAGTGACCGGCTTCGCTATCAGAAACAAGCAATGGAATATTTATTGATGACACATTACAATATGACACTAAAGGATGTGAGACACTTGAACATAGATGATGCCAAGCAACTTCTTTACTGGGCTCAGGCTATGCAAGGCGAAGAGCAGGCTGCTGAAAACGCAGTTTATTTGGGGTATGACTTAGTGGGTATCATGGGGGAAGATGAATGGTAGATGACAATATAGACCCTAAGACTGTAGAGTCGATGAAAAACTTTAGCGAGTACAGTAAAACCGCTAAAGAGAATATGCAGGCTTTGCAGCAACAAATGGACAAGTTCACTAAGTCAATGGCTATGACCAAAACGAATACAATTGATTTGACTAAGTCTCTTAGAGACATGAGTAAGACTGAACCAATGCAGCAAAGTATAGGTGAAACAGCATCACCTGTAGCAGGTGGCGGAGTAAACCAAGAGACTAATGTAACGGTCAATCTAAAAATAGATGTTAGTGGAGTTACCGACAAAACAGACAAGCGTACTTTAGCCAAAGAAATAAGCGCCATGGTTACTAAAGAACTCAAGTCAAAGATTGGCGGCTCGCTCACACAAAGTGGTTTCAACAGGAGTGGTTAAGTTTGGTAGACGCTGGAGAGAGAATGCCTGTTCGCCTTGTTCAAGAGAACGGTGAAACTATCTCTCTCGATGCTACCAGTATTGACATAGTGGTTGAAAGGCAAATTAGTAACTTCGGCATACCGTTTTTCGATGCTAAGAAGTTGGGTATAGATTTGAATCAAGCAGCAGTTGCTATAGAAATACAAGGTGTATTTGCTGACGACACTGGTCAAGAAGAAACCAGTAGCGCCGTTGCGTTCTTTGACTTCTACCAACCTCAGCAACTGTTTACACCTAAACCCGATAGCGGAGGCGGCGGAGGCATGACAGGTGGGCTAATGCCATCTGCATTTAACACTCAAGGTGCTATGGGAGTATCTGCCATAGGCGGTACTGGTCTAGGTAGTGGAGGTGGCTTTTCCAGCGGCTTTGGTGGTGGTTTCGGTGGAGGTCTAGGTGGTCACCCTACATCTTCTGGAGATTTGGGTAATCGTATATTACAACATTGGAGTAAAAGATACATCGACTTACCTGTAGGTTATTGGGTGGAGAAGGCCACTTTGTTAGATAATCCTGTCAAGACTGGTTTGCAATTATGGTTGAAGCCCGAAAACATAGTCGGTAATCCAAACACATCCGTAGAAACATGGAATGATGCTAGTGGTAACGGGAGACATGCTACTCAGTCTACTGCCGGGTTAAGACCGTTCCATAGAATTGCATCTACTGGAGGGTTGGCCGAAGTGGTTTTCAACGGCTCTGATAGATTAGACATACCTTACAGTGCATTTCTAAACTCCGAAGAATTTTCTATATTCGTTATCGCTAGGAACTTCTCTACAGGTGTAAAGCCTATTTTAAAATCCGCTACAGGTGGTTATTCATTATCCTTCGACCAAGGTAACACAAGAGTTGTGGCTGGCTGGGATGAATCTGGTGTCGCTGATACACAAGCGTCTAGTGCCGGTAGCAGCAGAAGTTTTAGCACTCAATTGATATGTTACACGATGGATGACACAAACGCTAACTCAGAAGCAGACACTGTAAAGATATATTCTCGTGGAGAAGAAGTTGGCAGTAAAACATCAGGCGTTGATTACACACCTGCTGGTAGCGGAGTTCTTTACTTAGGTCACGATACTAGCACTAGTTTAGACGGCGCTATACAAGAAGTGTTGATTTACAACCGAGCAGTTACTACCGATGAGCGAAACCAAATAGAAGGTTATCTCGCTCGAAAATATGGTATGCATCTCAAAGAAGGCAAGTATGAGGGTTTGGCTCGATATTCTTACGACAACAAACACATCAGAGTAGCGTTTGACAAAGAGTTAGTCGGCTCGGTCAAAGAACCACACGGTTTTCTTAATCAACGCAGGAAGACTAATATGACAATTGGTTCTATATCAGCGGGTGCAACTGTTTTACCTGTAACTGGAGGTGACCCAAGAGAGTGGTTTGAACTTACAGAAAATAACCGCCCTATGAGAATAGTGTTCAAGGAAAGCGATAGTGCTGCAAATTACCGTAAAACTAGCGGCGGTCAAGAATACTTTGGAGAAGTTACTGCTATTACTTCTAGCCAAATTACAATCAATCTATCACAGGGTAATGCTACTCACGCTACCGGAGACCAAGTGTGGATAGAGCCGTTTAGTTATGGAGATGCATCTGGCTTGAATGGTAACGACTTGTTTCCTGTAGTAATTATACCAGTAAAGAATGCAGATACTTACGAAGCCAACGCTTTGCCTGAAAAGGCTGTAGGGCCTGAGTTCCCTTCCCATCAAAATGGCGCTACTAGAGATAGTGGCGGAGGACTGACAAGAACCGACGAATACATTTCTTACCTGTTTTCTAAAGCAATAACTAGTGACTACATCACTTTAGGTAAAGCGGTCAATGCGGCTGGTAATCTTACTCTTGATAAAGCGTTTACTACATCTATCGGTCAATCATCTAGTGGTCACAATTCAAGAGTTACAGTTACTCAGAGTCATGAGACATCTTTGGGATTGTTAGCAGATACAATAAACACTAACTTAGGAGTAGGTCAAGCACCTGTAATCGAAGGCTTTTCTGGTGGCAAATCTGGTAAGAAAGTCAAAAGCGGCGGCGACAAAACGCAAGACATAATCGGTATACTGGCTAACAGTAATAACTTTTTGAACTTCCAACCCAGTAACAGAATTGCTAAGGTAATAGATGTAGCAAGTGGCTTTGTCCAAGATACTATCTACAACACACCAGAAGCACAGGGTGATTATATCAGAGGTATACAGATACCCTATAACTCGCTGGCTACAAGAGGTAAATCCAATCTTGATTCAGAAGTAGCACAAAGAAACTTTTTCTTGACTACCGAAGGTAATACTAGTGACAAGTTGTCATCAATAAATAGCGTACATGCATCTCGCTTGTTCTCACATACAGCAGAAGGTCATTTCAAAAATGGCATAAGCGGTATAATCACGGATTTCAATGTTCATCGAGAAGCGGAAATGAAAGCCTATGATTTTAGTTTGAAATTCATAGCGGCTGATATAATATTGTGAGGTGAGAAAATGGCGATACCAATCAGACTATTACTTGCTAACGGTAAAGACCAGATTGATTTAGTAGCCCAAAGTATAGATATGTCAGTTGACAGGAAAGCCAGCGCTTTTCCTACTCCCGATAACATGCTCAAGCGATTCGCAATAGACACTAACACTCCTCAAATACAGATAGAAGTAAACGGTATATTCGTTGATGACGAAGGAGTGAGTGCTAATTCTGATGGTATACTTGAAGCGGAGCCTATGAGAAGCGCAATCAATTTTGGTGCATTTTTCCCTACTAATTCATCTTTACCTCTATCTAATCTACATCATGGTAACATGGCTGGTTTTACGGGTAGTAGCAGACCGGCTTTTCGTAGTAATGTAGGAGTGTTCGTAGATGATGAGTTTAAGTCAATAGACACATTAAGTAAAAATCAATCAAGTACTTTGACTGTTCAAGCGTTACCGGGCTCTATTTTAGAATTTGCCAGTGACGATACTGCTCAAATAAATGTTAACCCCTTTATGAATTTTAAATCTACAAATAACTTTTCTACCTCTGTTAACCAAATAACGGTTACAAGCACACTTCCCGGCTCAGCCCAAGCCGAAGATAGAGGCGGCTTTGAAGCAGGTGACACATTAATAAAAGAAGATAATTCTCTTATAGGTGTTGTTCAGTCTGTATCCGGTAATCAAATCACCTTTACTGGTAACTTAAGCACTGCTGTGTCAACCAATGATAAAATATTTATGTCTTTGCAGGTTTTTAACCATATGGGTAATTTTGTTGGACATATTAAGTATATGGTTGACGACTCAACTGTTGCAGATGGTGATAAAGCAACTTTTACTATAGAGTTGTATGATACAAACGCCAATTCAGTTTCGGAAAATGCTTCTATATTTATAGACAGACGACCAGATATATCTGAAAGGTTTAGAAACCAAACAATAAAACTGATACCTAGTCTGTGGTTGTCCAGACCGGATAGAGTTTATGGACAAAATTCTGTTACTCATGATACTTCTATGGACAGTAATCTTACAAATGTTGGCTCTTCTACAATGTCTACTTTAACGCCAAGAATAGGTGTAAGGTTACAGTTTGACTTAGGTAGCCCTTATACTAACTCTCCTACTATAGTTCAGAAGGCGTTTGATAACTTTAGCCTTGATGCAGCACAAATGGATGCCATAATCAAGTTACCTATTAAAGATATACACACAGTTGACAATCCGGCTTTAGAAATGGCTAATAGAGTAAAAGCGGCTTTTGAATTAAGTGGAAATGTAGTAAGAAGTGGCTCATTTATGCCGGGTTTCACTTTACTTTCACTCACGCTTGATACTGGTAAAACTCTAAGTGATGCGTTCAGAGTAGTTCAAAATGGTACTATACTAACTTTTGAACAAGTATATTCACCCCCAGAACCTATTTTGCACCCTAGTATGATAAGTTCAGATTTGAAAGCACTTTTTAGAGAGCAAGAATTTCACAGCGCTAGTACTACTCCGGTAGAGTCAAGAAAGTCAGCAGGTGATAAGGCGCAAGATTTGATAGGGCTGGTTTCTAATTCAGACCGAACAGTAGACTTGTTGAGAGGTATACAGATACCTTACGACAGCCTGATACAAAGTTCTGGGGTAACTGGAGTAGCCCGTAATTTCTTTTTGACTTTCGGTGAAGTGCCCGTATTGGACAAAGGTTCAGCGAGTAACAATCGCCCCGCTTCTCAAAAAATGGACAATTTACTTTTGAACATGACAGGGTTTCAAACAGACGACAGTCCAGACAGTTGGTTTGAAAGAAAATTAAAAGCAATTACTCCTAATGAGATAGAATCTCTATTTGGCTTTTTGGTCGGTATAGGCAAGGATGCAATATGGCTGACTCTGCAAACTAATATTTCTAGTGTAAATGAAGGCGGTATTAGGATAATACCGGAGAAACTTCATGTGCGTTATGATGCTGGGAACAACTACTACGCTTACAGTTTGTTATTGTCAGCATCGGACTTCGTAATAGGTGTGTAATATGAGTTTGCTAATAGATGCTGGTTATGGACTGAAATTCAACGGTATAAGCGATAGCGTCTTAGTTCCTACAAACAATACTAATCTGCATGGTGCACAAACCAAAGAAAGAAAAAGACTACCTACTTCTATGAGTTCTTTTACTTTGGAAACTTGGTTCATTCCTGATTCTGGCGGTACTATATTTGAACAAGACAATGTTATGAGACTTACAGTAGGCTCTCCTAGTAGTTCAGCACCTGCTTTTTTTGAGGTCAGATTGAGGAATAAAAATAATGGTAAAGACAATGTATTCACACTTAGCAGCGCAAAGGCTGTAAACAAGGCAAACGGGTTACTTGCTTACTGGGATGGTATCCTTTTCCCAACAAACAATTCTACTATCAACTCTGCAAACTTAGGTTCAGATGTCGATACTAATGATGTTACTGCTTTTTCTGAGGGTTCCAGAGAGTTGCTGAATGTTACTGTTACATTCGACAGAAGAATACTCAGCATGCATGTCAATGGCGATTTACTCGTCGAACAAGTATTAGAAGAAGAACACGAACTAGTGCCACAACAAAGTCAAATGTTTTTGGGTGGTAGAGGTGGAGACTTTAGAGGTACATTAGAAACCATCCATTTGTCTGCTAGCGCTCTGCCTTCTGGTAGACAACAATTCGCACCAATTAAAGGTGACAACACACTTGGTCTATGGCGATTTGAAGAGCCAATTAACCCTATTGCTATGAGAGTAGTTACTCCTTCGTTGTCTGCTTCGACGGCTACGACTTCTACTATAACAGTAAGTACAACTGTTGCGAAGGATTTGATTGAAGAATTGACTGGAGAAAGAAGAGAAGTCTTTACTAATTTTCAATTAGCACCTTGGAGTGCTGGTAAATATTCTTACAAAGTCTACACTGCTACTTCTAGTAATAACAGAGAATTAGAAAAAGTACCTTTTAATTTAATAATAAATCCATTGGGTTATGATAAAAAAACAGGTAAGCCTACTAACAAAGCCCCTGAAAGAGTAAGGTTACTTTCTATAGACCCGGCTACTGGGCAAATAAAAGTTTCATCTATTCATTTAGATTTTTCAGCAAATCCTACTACTGGACAAAGAGGACTACTAATGGCTCATGACGCAGGTGAGTTCGTAGTAGTAATAGGTGATTGTATAGTAGACGGTGGTAACGGCAATGTATTCCAACCACAAGGTAGCGGCACTCAGTTTTCTCAAAGACAAGGTCAGGTTATAATTGATGAAAGTGACTTTGAAAATCATGGCATTATGTTTTCTATGAGTATGGCAGTTGATTCTCACGAATACAACCAGTTTTCTGCAAGTACGACTAACATGGGCACTGACTTCTTAATTGGCCATACAGGTAGGCACATTCTCAATCATGTCAAAAGCCATCCGTTTATGGGTCTACTTCCACCACCTGAATCGCACAATGTCGAAAAGAAATTAGATGCAGGTAGTGATGTAGTCAATGCCACCTTTATGCCTCAATTTGGCAACATAAAAGATGTAGTGCCAGTTAATAGCATAATCTCTAGTTTTGATACTCACGGTACAATTCCTGTAAACGACTTAGTCTATTCATCTGTTGTGTCTACTTTTGTAGAAAACGGCATGTCTGATATAGACGACACTAAAAGAGGATTATTAGCAATAGGTGGACCTCAGTTCAACACTGAACCTTTCCTATTGAAGTCTATATCTTCTACAGATGCTAAGAGCGATATTAAAGCGCTGATACCTTCCAACGAAGATAGAATAGCAACATTAGTTTTACCTGAGTTAGAAACTTACAACTATGCACCTTTTGTACAAATACACTATAACGCAATAGACCGAACAGGTGAACATTTTGATGTTGGAGCCACATCCAGATTGACTGCGAACATTTCTACTGCCACGCTTACTTTACAAAGCGTAAAATCGTTTGGAGTAGACGGTGCTGTAATACCAGCCAGTCGGATATCAATAGATGGAGAGACACCTTTTACTTCTTATACCAACCAAACGGCTACAATAGATTACAGTACCAAGACTATTGTATTTTCTTCCACCCCTAATAATAGCGCTTTTAATACGGCTGCTGTAAACAATGCTATAGTAAAGTTGTCAGATAACTTTCCTAAATTATTAATTAACAAAATCTTACCCGATGTCAGTACAATAGTAACAGGTACAACTAGTATACTTGACTTGATAAGAACATCTGCTAATACTAAGCCTCTAACTTTAGTTTCACCCGGCGGTGTTATGACATTCAAGACCCCTAATTTATTTCCATTTGACGATGGTCAGTTAGAAGGAGACGATTCAGAAGGATTAGTTGGCGAAGGGCAACTAGATTTGAGTCTGTGCCCGACTAATTATCTACCTAGCGTTGCTACAGATGCACCTCAGACTACGCCTAAAGGGATAGGATTGGCTCAATCAGAGTTATCTAACAGGTCTTCTGTATTTCATAAAGTACTTGTCCGTAATCATTTCGTCAAATCTTCTGATTACGATGAACTAGCCAATGTAAAATTAAGGAAAACGACTAACGGGACTAGGCAAAGACTAGGTTTGACTTTCAGTGCAGACTACGCTGCTTCGACTTCGACAGCAATGAATGTAACAGGTGGTACGGTAAATGACACAATAGCAGTCGATGATGTAATTTACAAAGCAAATGGTAAGCAATTGGGCACAGTTACTGCTGTCACCAGTAGTAGTATTACCATAGGTGCAGGTACGAGTGACGCTGTGGTAAACAAAGACGAACTTTTCTTAGAACCTCAAGCGGCAGGTAGAGGTAGTACAAACCAAAGTACAGTGGTGCATGAATACTTTGACATCATAGAGCATAAGTCAAGGAACAATGTTACTAGTTTAGTCATTCAGCCTACAGATAGGAGTCGTTTCGCTCAATTATCTAAAATGATAAAAGATACAGAAATGAGAAACCATATCAGTATTGAACACCTTATGTCGAGAGCAAGAGTGCTTTCTTTTGGAGATGACAGCGATGGTAACACTGTACTTAGGGCACACGGTTTGATAAGCGATATAGCATCCTCAACTGTTAGTGTCAAAGGCTCAGCCAGTCCAGATTCTCACATTGTCAAAGAAATCATGCCGGGTGCCCCGGTAGTGACAATGACTCTTGGCGGTGGAGGTCAAGGAGCAGTCAACACAAAGGAGACTTGGGACCCAGCCCCACTCAGCAGATTGGCTTGGAACACTCGTAGAGACTGTCAAGCGAAAGTCAATGCTACTATCAGTATAGGTACAAAGAGACAGATATCAGTGCTACCTTTGAACAACAATGCTGACGATTTACAATCTTGGGGAACTTATTGTTTCCCTGCTACAGGAAGAGTTTATCTTGAATTATCAGGTAACCAAGGAGAACAAAAACAGTTTGCCAGTGCTGAATATACCAGTAAGACAGGTACTTTATTTTCATTCAGTAACAGTACTGGACTTGTAGGTTCAGGTACATTTGTACTAGCAGACGGCTCAGAAGCAGATTCATTCAACGCTTGGGTGACCGCTACTGGAATAGATGAGACTAGCGTATTGCATGTTGATGACAAGTTTAGCGAAGAGTCAATGTGTAATGATGGGACAACAATCAACGACAGATTGTTCCAAAGCCTAGATACAGTTCAGCATGATTACCAGTTAGGTAGTCAGTACGCAAGTACTCGTGCGCTTGTTGAGATACCTCTATTCGAGGAGTTCTTCTTCGACAACCCAGACAAGGGTATTTTCCCCGGCCCTGATAACAGTATGAAGTTGCACATAGACGCTACTCATACAGCGCATTCTTGGAACCCTAATCCAGTCGGTAGAAGAGCAGATGCTATCTCTCCTCAAGACCCTGAGATTTTTGGTCCGTTTTCTTACACTATCCAAAGAGGTACGCACCGTAGTGGTACCAAGGTAACCAGACCTTACGATTCGACCAACTATCGAGTATATGTCGAAGATGCTAATATTTTCCCTATACCAACAGCGCCCCCTACAGAAGTTGCTAATTTAGGTGGTCAGGCTAGATACCGAAGAGCATTTTTGCCTAACGGAGAATGGTTTACTTACAGCGCTAGAAACACTTCCGACCACTATCTTACCGTAGTCGATTCGGGAGACGACCACGCATTCAGTGAAAACTTCTTGCGAGACATCAGAGTTGGAGCACACATTACTCCTGCTCCGGGCTATCAGGATATGAATTACAACAGTATTGCTGACAATCCGAGTTTGATTAGTGCTGGTTACGAAAGAAGAAGGTCATTTTACTATGACCGTTCCAATGTCACGACACAAGGTGGCAACGCTGACTACGGTCTAAAGCAGTATGTTAGCGCTATCGAATTAAGGGCTGGTCCTTCAACCAACCCTCATTTGCCAAAAATTATCAGCAAGCGACCTAGAGCAAAGGCTGTTCTAGTTACTGGGAGCCCTGCTACTTCTATCAAACTAGACGATGCCAGCCTTTTCCCTATCAAAAGTCCTGACAGCGATTACAATTTTAGAGTCGCTTGGGTAGATTCCAGTGGAAATGTAAAGAGGGGGTTCTATAACAATAGGTCAGGAAACACACTGACCATTACCAGCCCTGACACTGGCTTTACACCTTCGGCAGGTGACGAAATATATGTTGAGGACTTGTACGCCACTTCTGCAAGCACTTGGCCAAAGGTCAAAGAGACATTCCTAAACAGGGCTTGGGCACATCCTTACTGTCCGGGTGGACTTAGACAAGGTGATACAATATGGATGAATATGCACTATACCAATCCTCACGCAGTTGAAGGTTTGTTCTGTAAGAGTAGAGGAACGCTCAATGAAGCAGAGGTTTGGAAAGGCTTTAACGGCGGAGTAGGAGAAGTAGATGCTAATCCAAGAGATAGTATTCCATTGGAAAACTTCCTCATCGGAAACAGTTGTATAGAAACGGCTCAGAATTTAGTACAGCACATTAACAAAACTATTGAACTAAACTACTCCGAAGTTGTAGGAACTTCAATAACCGCACCAGTTGTTGCTTACCTAGACCCTTATCAGTGTACAGATGGCTTTGTTAGAATATTACTCTACGATGTAGGGCATGACCGTGAATTTATCGCATTCCAAGATTTACACATGCAGGTTCAATCAAGCCCTGCCGCTGCTAGAATTAGCGAAGAGGATGCTAACAAAACAGGAGTTGTAAAGAATACTGTCACGGATTCGGGTACTCAATTAGATGTTGCGGCTGGTTTCCTTAGTCAAAACAAGAGAATGAATACTACTACAAAATCTGATTTTATCGAGTCAAGTTACGCCCACGCATCTGATTGGAATGAAAGTTACTCTGGTGCAATATCGGAACATAATGTCGGTGGACTAGCAGATATAGTCAAAGACAGTTATAGTAGTAGAACAACTCCATCAGTAGCGTCAGCAGACGAAGCGTTAATTCAGCACCAAGTTATTGACGATACGAGTAGAGAATCTTCTACTTTCTTTGATACCCCAGATGGCACTAGAGTCATACCTGCTTTCTTAGCCATGAAAGGTATTAGGAACTCGGTATTAGATTTAACTTCACACACCGAAGCAAGATTGCAGTATCTTGACCAATGGACTGATATGGATTTTGTTAGAAGACTGACCCTAGATTTAGGAGAGGTTGCGCTCAAAGATGGTGTGACCAACATAGAATCGGCTGCTAGAGAAGTAGTCAGACTAATCAACCAAGCGGGCGCAAGAAATGGTAAAACACACGCCCGTAGACCAAACGACCAGTTCTTAGGTGACAGTTCTAAGTTCGACTTGTCCAGCCCCGGACCTAAATCAAACGCTTACAGCACTAACATTGACCCAGCGGCCACACATCTTCATGCTGATTTTGCTGCTACTGCTTCAACACACGACCCTGCACCTTTCTGGGACCCAAGTAAGGCGTTTTCAAGCCATGACCGTGGTACTCACATGGGATATGTTCGTGCCCATCTTGGAAGAGTCGTTCTCGACTCAGAAGATAATCCGGGCTTTTCTATAGTAATACACTCTACTATTCCGGGCGCTGCTGGTCGTAATTTCTGTACTTGGTTGGACAGTAGTAAAGCACAGAGTCCTTACAGACCACAGTTCTTGATAGGTCACGGTGGTCGTTTCAGAAACTATTGGTGCCAGCCTGATGAGATGACTGGAGAAAATATGCACCCTGCGCCTATGCCTATCAACAGATTTGGTAGACCGTTTGCGCCTATCACGACATTGAAAGAGCATTTACCTCCAGAAAATCCTAGTGACCCATTCTTGAACAACTTGAATTTCGGACCAGATAGAACTGATAGTGCAGGTGCATTAGTGTCTGCTAATACAGAAGTTGTCAGCGGAAGGAATAGTAATACTTTACTCAATGAATCGTTTGAAACCAAGAGTCCTGCTTCTACTTTAGTAGACGGACTCAGGATAGGTACAAGAGCCAAGGCTAGAATTAACTTTGGTGGCTTGACCCAAGCAGGAGTACCCGGTTGGGCACCTGATGTAAGTAAGTGGGGCTTTGATAATGATGGCACTCAAAATCATTTCCTATCTAAATACGGCAACCCATCAAATGTATCAGATGCTATGACAGTCAATACTGATGGTAGTAACGACGGTTACATTCCAAAAGCAGATATGAAGAAAGAAAACATAGGTAACAATCCACTTTACGGCTTTAGGTTCGTCGACCACCGAGGAGACAATCATACAATCAGAATGGTTTACAGACAGTTTGGCCAAAGTTTTGCTAACGACAATACATACTTGCCTCCTACACTTGATGAAGAAGTTATCATCCATTTTGATGACAGAGATGTAGGTCAGGGTGGTTTTACTATCGGTAGGCATATGGTCGGTACTGGTGAGGTGTGTGGAGAAAAGACAGGTGGTAGCACTCTAAGTAAACTAAAAGGTAATCTTTGGAACAACTACCCTGCTCCGATTGTCGGAGTAAAAGTCGCTACAACTTACTCAAGTGGTACAATGGCTGTGGTACTGGATGCGCCTTACGATACGAGTGCGCCAGCGGTAATGCAAACTCATCCTGACATACTGGGTTATCTTGGATTTCCAGAAAGTGGTATGTTCCAACTTTCCACGCAAAGCGGTGTCCAAGGTCTAAATTTCTACTATACTAGTAGAACGCACAACGATTACAGTGGTACTCACAAGTTCTTTGGAGTCATTGGTGGCTCTAGCAGTCATACTAATGGTGATTGGTTTATGAGTCCTAGACTCAACTTTACTTCTTTGCTGACCGACGAAGTTATTGCCGCAGCAGTCGAATATGCTATCAACATGCCTGATTCAGGATTAGAAGGATTGGATGTTACGAGTTTCGATTGTACTAACATGTTCGCACCAGACGGACAAACTTTAGGCGAATGGGGAGTAAGCCCTACCGCTATTAGAATTCATACCAGAGCAGACAGAAAGGTAGCCTTGAGTAAATTATTCGAGGCGACAAGAAGCAAAGACTGGGGATTGTTAGAAGGTGCTTCTACTGATGCAGTTGTATCGAGTAAGCACACTGGTGGTCTGAGCACAGGCGAAATAGATGCAGGTACAAGGTTAGATATCGGCTACATCCCTAGCACTGTATTACATATTACTACTAAATACCGAGGTTCTAATGCCAACACTGCTACTCCTATATTAGTTGACAGTCAAAACAACATGGTCGATATTACCACTTGGCAAAGAAATCTCAGAGGGGAAAACTTCACCGATGTAGCAGGTGACCATATTATTCCAAGGGTAGATGCCCCTTGTCTCGAAATACACAATATTACTTCTACTGAGGTCCATGCTGCTAGTAATGAGTCTTGGGCTTTGTTTGGTAAGTTAGCATGTGACGATACTAACAGTTGGGGTCAACCATTTTTGATTTGGTATAGTACTACTGATTGGGCTGAGGTTAGAAGCAAGCCGGGTACATCTAGCGTTACTCATGTAAACATCATCGCTAAGTCTGCAAACTTTTCTCCTAACAACCATGATGTTATATTCAAGTCATATAGTAGCGACGGGTACAGTAAGGAAATAGATGGTGTCAGAAGGGCGGGTAGTAAGAAAGCCAGTCCTTTCCTTTATTTCCGTGGCGGTAGAGACAGCCCTGACCACTGGGTACCGCTTTACTTCGGCGGCGGATTCAGCGGTGCTGTTGTAGATATTAACGACGGAACTCAAAATGATTACAGTGAGTTCTACACGCATCCGTATTCTTCTGGACCGACAGGTAGCGCAGGCATGCAGAATATAGGAGAAGTGGCTGGCTCTTATGCATTGTTAGATACCAATGCTATGTTGGCAATGTTCCCCGGTACACCTTATCTCGACCAACATCGAGGACAGAATAATCCACCTTTCTTTAACCAAGATGCTCTGTTGACATTCGATATGACAAAGACTGCTAATAACAAAGTCACAGGAATAGATTACACTGACGGAACGAATACCGTCAACGCAAACATCCCTAGCCCTATTGTCTTGAGATTTGCTCATCCTCACGCCAGATATAGTGCGACAGGAGATACTACAGACCATACCACCTATATGGTATTTGGCCCCGGTCAGGCTTTTCCGCACAATACAGCGGCACATGAACCACAGGGCTCTCGTATAGTTACACTGGGTAACGGTTACAGTGCAGTTCCTATTCACTTCAACAGCGACGCTACTAAAGATACATTCTTACCTAATCAATTGGCCAACGGCGACATAACAGAACACAGTGGTTTCAACAGAGGTAGTGCTGAGGCTCACCTGCCTATGACTACTTTCTTCCAGAAAAACAATGAGACTGGGTTTAATTATGTCATGAACTGGCAACCTACCAAAGGTTTCCCATCAGAAGATGCAAGTGCCACTAAAAACTACAATCAAGTTAACACTAAGGCTTTCTATTACGACGGTAGTGTAGCCACCACCGCTAACTTACCTAAGCATTATCATCCTTTCAATCATGTCCCCGTAGCATTCGCAGGCGGTGCGGCTAATACTATAGGTGGTTCTAATTTCCTACAGACTAGAAAGTCTGCTGCTGTATGGCACATGGATGGAGGTTATCATCCGGGTGGTCATTTCTTAGACAATCATGTAAGTAAAAACCCTGCTCATCCTCTAGGAGTAAGGTTAGATACTGGTAGCGGTGCGGCTCACAATGTATCTGCATTCAGACCTTGTGGTTTGTTAGCACAGGCTTACTTAGCCTACTATGGAGGAACTCCTACTAATCAGGTAGTTAACGAAAACATAGTGATTGTCGATGCAACTCGTGTTCAAAACGCAGAAGAGTTGGCTACAATTATTAGTGCGTCAATCAACACATTCCCCGGCAAAGACCCACTCAAGGCTATGGGTGGTACATTCATGCCTTCTATGCAAAATGCTCACAAGCAAGATAGATATGGCTGGGTCAAGGCACCTAGCATAAGCGCTTACAATCAAGAAGAAGACGGTGCTGCTGCTGCTAACATAGTATTAGGTGGTAGTCTTACTAACCTACCACAATATGGTTGGATAAGGCTTAGTGACGGTACTAATTCTTACTACGCCCCTTATGTCGCTACATCTTATTCTGCACCTAATCTTACTCTTACATTAGGTAAAAGTCCTGATGGTGGCTCTACTAATTTTATAAATCCACACGATAGTAGTGAATTGACTGCCCTTGCCGGAGGCACTACTTACGAGGCTTATGTTTGGACAAAGGCAGGTACTCATAGGCACAATAACGATGCGGCTAATACTTCAAGAGACCACATGTGTCAGGTTCACTTTAGTGGGTTTGTCGACGCTGTAGACCGAACTAGACCTGTCGGTGCAGTAGGATGGCATGGTGAGAGATATTCTTACTTTAACTCCTTAGACTTGGGTAGTAATACCTACGCTGCTGGATTGGGTGCTTGGCATCCTTTCTTAGGTTTCAATCCATACGGCGCAGCAGAAACTTGTTTGACTGGCTCTGCACCTGTAACTGTTACTGGAGAAACTGCTGCTAATACATTTACATCTGACTATTGCGTTACTGGTTTAGCCAGCAGGCACTTGATTGTGATTAGTCACGAAAGTGAATTACCTTTGATTGCTAAGGCTGACCGTAACGGAACAACTTGTACAGGTGATTTACTAATTGCCAACCAGACAGACAGACATGACGGTGTTGGAACCATTGCTTGGGATACTACTAAAATTCACAACAAAGACCGATATGTTGGACCTGCCACTGCTGGGCCTCATGTAGAAGTACAGATACACAGCAGTCAGTTTGTCCCAGTGGTCGCTGGAGATTACCCTGCTGGAAACGCTTTACCGGCTGACAATAAGTGGCACAGGGCTTTCCAAAGCGGCGACATGGTAAGAGCCAACGCTTGTAGATATCCTACTGGTGATTTGTTTTGGGATGAAAGTCTGTTACCGAGTAATACATTGTCAGAGTATGCAGGTACTTATGCTACCGAGTGCGTGGGTATAACTGGACAAGACCACTACTTAGATTCAGCCGCTAACCAAGGTCATACTGGTTTATTCGGTTATTACAATAAGAGAAGTGCAGCAAGAAATTTCCTACCTGAACATGTCGTTTGGAAGCGTATGGATGGTGGCAGTCTAACCATGCCTGCTGTTAACGCTAGAGGTCTCGGTATGATTCCTTGGGTTAAGAGGAAAGATAGCAGCGCTACCGATTACAAACTAGTAGGAGAAAAAATACTTGGTAATGTAAGATTTAGTTTTGAGACTACAAATACCGCTATGTTCCCAATCATCCAAGCACAGGAACTAGGGCACCCTCAGTTAGCAGAGCAACATCCTCTGGAAGTAAGGAATGCCTTACTTATACCAAACGAACACCTACAGTTCGACAGTGTACAGGTAGTTGATGACACAGGTCAGGAGCATAGGATAGAAGGCGGCTCTCCTTTCGGTACCGTCATTATGGACTTTAGGCACATCAGTGACAGAGAAATAGAAGGACTTGCGCCTGCTCTAGCCGGTGCCGGTGTAAATCCAAATCTCAAAATCAGATTACCGAACCCAGATGAAGTACCGGGTAACATCGTAATTAGGTCAGGATTTGACAGAATACAGGCTTATCAAAACGAAACGATTGGCTCTGGCGGTCTGCAACATCCTGCTCAGAACATAACCCAGATAAGACAAATGTTCGACCATGAATATGCTGGACCGAGGCTTTGGCCGACATGGGAAAACAATGGCTGGGAACACCTCAGTCAGGATAGTGATGATATTTCATTGGCTCAAGCCAATAGCAGATTAAAGTTTCCTGCTTCTAACAAAGAAGGTTGGCACGACCATACTGATAATAGCCCTCTCAAGTCTTCATTTGAGCCTCACGACAGGTCGTTATATTTCCATGTGACAAGAATGGGAACAACGATGACTCATCGTTATGACTTAGACGAAAAGGAGTATAGAGGAATTAGTGGTACTGACTTACAAGTTAATTTAACCCCCGAAGCATCAGTTTGGTTAGACACCAGTCAATTAAGCGGTGGTAGATATTTCTTAAGAGTCTATAACCCCGCTACAGACAAAGGTGTAATAGCATCTTACACAGGTACAGGTAGTAAGAAATTTACCGGAGTGGTGTATAGTCCAGAATTTGAACAATTCATTACTGATAATGACGACGGTACTGATAATCTAAGAGTGGTACCTTCTTATTATGTTCCCGCTGGAACGACAAGAATGTTTGCTGCTCGTAGATTGAGAGACCACAGCGAGTACAGCGGTGCAAGTCCAGATATGAAGAAAATAGATTGGCACGGGATGTACAGTAACATGGAAACCAGCACTGGTAGTTTTTCTGCTACTTCTGTCCCAACGCAATATATTACTGCTCCTAAAATGACACCTATGCCTATACCAAGAATGGGTCATCACTATGTTACTCCGAGCATGGCATTGATGCCCGGACACTATGCTCATCCTGCCTATCAAAGAATATACGACTTACATACTGCTTGTAAAAGTTCTAGTTATTCTCCTTTTGACAGTGACTTAATTGGTACGATAGAAGCAAGTAGGCTAGGATTAGATTCGGAGGATGTGACCGCTAAAGGTTTCACTAGAGACCCATTGTTATGGTTCTCAGCAGCGAGTGCAGCGTATGGCCCAAGTGATATACACGGCGGCGCATTTACTCTACTTACCGAAACCAAACTAAAGTATGAAGGATACGGTATAGCAGCCAGCGTAGGTACTAATGCAGGTGACATAAACGCAGCAGGAGGACATACACTTGTTCTCGAAGCAGCGGCTACATACACTATGAACAATCACTTCCCTGACCCACTGGAAGTGGGCGCTTATCAGATTATCATTCAGCCGAATGTGTTTAAACAACAGTTACAAGGGTTCCATCAAAACCATAGTGACGCTGTAAAGGCACCTAGTGAATCTGGTGCCAAGGTAACTGAACTAACAGGTCAACAAGTCAACACCGTCATTGCTATAGAAAAGAATGTCAGTAGTAGAGGTGCTTATGCGCTTATCTTAGCCGAGGCTATGATGGCTGATGTAAGAGGGTGTGAAGTAATACTCAACGAAGTCATATTGGATATCGACCCTGACCCCGGCAGCCAGTTTGCTTCTCTTCCACCTTTGGCACTTTACAACCCACTCGGCGTACAAGAATCTACCAGCCCTTCCTTTACTAGAAGAAGCCTACCTTACAGGCCGGGTATGTTTGTAAGTTCTACTCCGGGTAGAACCTTGACCATACCATGGTGGAGTATACTGCACAAAGACGGTGCGACTGCTAGTGGTGCGAGCAAATTCAAACACCTTGAGTGGTATAAACCTGATAATTATTACGAGTTGTGTAGAGCAGGTTACGGTGCTGTTGGCGCTCAGATTACTTTGGCTGGATACCCTACATCTTTCCTTGACATATACGAGCCACACAAGAGAGTCAGAAGTTTAAACCCTCACTGCGTAGTGATATCTGCGACACAAGGCTCCAGTGAAATTGTAGTTGACAACGCTGACTTGTTCCCGATTTATCCTTATTACGGAGAGGTATTAGAATATACAAAAGACGGCAAAAGATATACCGCTTCTTACACAGATGTTAGAGGTACACTTGCTACAGGAAGTCTAGGTCAAACAATTGCATTTGATGGCGTTACTCAAATAACTACTGGGTTTTGGACAAACATAGCAGCAAATACCATATTGAAGTTAAGTAGACCTTACGATAATGATATTTCTGATGCGCTTTATTTAGATTCAGAAACAAGCCTACTGACTAGAAACTTACCTCAATTGGCTAACGGTAGCAGAGATACTAACTCTTTACACCCTGCTGACGCTTTCCTTTGTATGTGGCACCCTAATCTAGGTAGACCATTTACTTGGTACAGTGACGACTCCTCTAGGCCTATTTATACCAAAGCAGGTACGAATGATACACCTGTAGACCAAAAACCGTACAACCATGTACCGGAATATTTTGAGACTATACATTATCATGATTTCAATTATGTTGCCAGCAAGGGTCCGTTTGCGCTCGGTATGAAGTGGCCTGCACCACCTCGTGACCACGATAATGATAGCGGCACCACTCTAAGTCATGACGGTACGGTTTACACCGCCTCAGAGATAGATGCACTTGCTGACGGCTCTGGTACTTTAAATCACCAAGGAGGTACAGTAGGTTCAAACAAATACAATTTCTTTGGGTTCTGGCCGGGCGGAAGTCACGGTGCAGGTGCTGTTAGTAGGCTTGAATCATATGGACATTCACTAATGGGTTGGGGTAGTGATACTTTTGGCATGGACTGTGAGACATATCAAGACTCAACTGGAGTCGCCACGCTATCTTTGCCCAATGATAGAAACAGATGTTTCGGTTATAGAATGGCAGTTAGGCAATTGTACAACAGACCAAGGTGGTCTCCTTACATTCGTGGTTGGTTAGAAGTAGCCGATTCAAACGCTATGCTTGGATACTACAACGGACCGCTAATCCAGCAAGATTCTAAAACGAATGGTTGGGACTATGTAGGTAGTGTCAGTGGTCAAGTAGATGTCGATTTCGATGCACTGTATGTAGGTATACTTGAGAGAATAACGCAAGTTTCTAGTCTACTTGGACAAGACCAACTTGGTCGTCAGGTCAGATACAGTGACGGTAGAAGAATGACAGGACCGTTTGGTTGCCCGGTTAGGACTGCAAGAAATGCATCTACTGTAACTCGTTTCTTCCCTAATGATGAAGAAGGGCAAGGCATCGAAGAGTTGTCACAAGTCCACAGACATTACATGGTCGACTGGTGGGGCAACACTCGTGGTGAAGATGTCAGGCGTTTCCCTGTAAGAGGATTCGGGCTACGACCTTCTTGGGACCCAGAAGACGCTTACAAAGATACGAATGTCACTCACAGACCCGCTGCAAATGGTTTGTTTGGTGGCGACGGTAATGACAGACAAAGTGGTAATGCGAACACAGTCAATAACGACGGCACCAACATGGGAACCGTTGACTGGTTTAATCCAGCAAGTATGCTGAGAGTCGGTGACCGAGGAGACGGTAGAGGCTGTAGATGGCCTACAGTCTTCAACGAAAGTCTACTTATGGCTGTCAGCGAAAACCATGACGCTACTGGACTTGTACTATCAAGTAACACAGCCGAACCTGTCTATGGACAAGGTTTGGTTAGACCAAGCAACGAGACTTTGCAGGCTGGCGAAATCGAAAGAGGCATCAGCGATAGAGTAGACCTAGATTCTGATGACGGGCTGCTCAAGCCTAGCGCACATGTTGGTGAGGCTATCGAAACTGTCAACGCAGATACTAGAGGTGCTGAGCCTGTATCAAGAGATGATGTCAGATTGGGGCTGGATGTAGACACTATCGCAGAACTAAACGACGGTGTAAGTAGAGAATACATTGTCATGTCAACAGAAG